AAAGGTTTTCTTCTAACTGCCATTATGCCTTTGTCCTTGATCTTAATAATGATAATGGAATTCGTTTACCTGCTCTATACAAAGCAGCAACTCTTTTGATTAAAGAAGCTCTTCTTGATCTTTTTGCACCTTTGAGGCCAGATAGATACTTTTTAGGTATCTTTGTTTTTTTATCTTTAGGTACTTTACGCTTCGGCAATTTCTTCACCCTCAATTTCTTCAGTAGCAAATTGACCAATACTTTCTGTTTTTGCCATTATTTCATTATCTATTGAAGCAATTTTTTCATCATCATCAACAACTGCTCTAGCAATTTGTTTATCTACTTCTTTTAGGAATGTATCAGATTCTACACCACTTGCTTTTGCCATTTGTAAGAACTGTAAGTCACTAGCATAATCTCTAAGATTAAAGCTATCTGGGTAAATTATCTCACCGTCAAATTCTTTATCTTGCCATTCTGCAAATAATTTCCATATTTGTTCTTCTGCATTTTGTAAATAATCTGCTTTTTCTGATAGTCTTGCATTTAATAACTGGAACTCTGTTTGTAATGCTATACCAGATTGTATTCTTGTTTCAGTAGCTCTAATTGCACCCATGTGGGTTATTCTATTGATAGCTTCTACTTTCATATTGATGTTATTCATAATTCCGTCAAGTGATTGTGAACTTGGTTGTATTAGATAGGGTTTTAAATTACTATCCATATCACTTGGCATTTCAATAACAGAACCTGCGCCTGCACTTGCTTCTACCTCTGGTGTTTTAACTAAACTAGGGTGATTAGATAAACGAATTAATTGTTCAATTTCTGAATAATCATTGTAAATGCCCTTTTGTAATTCTGCAACATCATTTAAATCAGATATACCAATACCTCTTCTTTGTGATTTTTGATTATATAAAATTACTGCAGGTATTTTACCTAACATATTTGGCATTTCATCTTTGATAATTGGTTTTCCAGTAGAATATCCCTTTGAAAAATCAGCAACCATATATGTTGTTATGTCTTCCATAGTCCAAACTCTTATTGTTGCAACATCATCAAATAAATCTTCTAACAATGTTAATGAAGTTAAAATATATTTACCATTTAATGATCTTTCAAAATTCCAATTAAGTACATTTTCTGCTGTATAAAGACTTATGTATGGTCGAATATCAAGTTGTATTTCTTCTGCTCTTGATTGTGATTGAACTGCAGGTTTGTCTAATATTGCCCAACAAGTGCCATAAATACTTGCGTTCATCTGCATTTCACGAATTACATTATCAAATGACCTACCGTCAAGATCAGCATCATTGACAAATGATTGTAATTGTGGGTCGCCTGTCAATGTTCCATAATCTCTTGTTGGTGGAACTCTAAAAAGAAATGAAGAATAAATTTGTACTACATTTTTACAATGATTATCAATAGGCGTATTTTCTGATCTTTTCATATATTCTTCATCAGATTCAAGTATGTATCTATTTAATTGGAAACCATTTTGGTAATCTTGACCACCTAAATATGACATTAAATGAAAATGCCAATCATTAAATTTTTCTTCGTAATGTTTATGTTTTTGTGTTAAAAAATCTCTACTATAAATCGCCATTAACTCCACCTCGTAGGCTTATTAGGTTTAAACTCTCGTCTTAATGGGTACAAATATTCTATCATATAACCTAATGCGTCGTTCATGTGATCATAGCCACTATCTTTATCTGGAATAGTTGTCCCTTCTTTATAAATTTGTCTTTCTAAACTTTTTATAACATTTTTACATCTCTTGTCTATGAATAAACTATTTTTGCCTTTTGCATTCTTTAATTTTGAATTTACAGAATTGATACGATCTCGGATTAATGGGTGATTATTTCTAACTCGAATATTGAAACCTGCATTTTTTAATATTGATATATCAGTAAAACCTCCTGCCGATGTTTTTCTTTGTTTTGACGCAGGGTCTGGGTAAACATAGATAGAATAACTTTTGTATCTTTCTTTTATTTCCTCACACATTTCTTGCGTATTACTTGAATAAATTTGTATTTCATCAAATATATATATTTCATCATCTATAATTTCACTTACAACACAACACATAGGGTCTATGTTAAAATCCATGCCTATATGTAATTGTTTTGAAATACTTTGATATTCAATAATATTTACATTCCTGTCAAAATTATAATAAATTGCACCTGCATAATTAACAAAACTTGCTTCATATTCTTGTTGAAATGTTCTTTCGTCTAAATCTTGCTTAGCTTGTTCAATCTCTTTTCTTGATACCTGTCCGCCTTCAAGTGTTGTGTATTTAAAACTGTTCCATTCTTCATCTGTTTCGTGTCTTAAAAAAAGATTATAAGACCAATTCCCGTAACCTCTGGGAGTCCCTGTGAAAAGTGCGTGTCCATTACGATCTGACAATGTTGGTCTAAGAACTTCAAACCATGCACTATCTTTAATATCAGCGAATTCATCAATAACCAAAAAATCTAAACCAACACCTCTAAGTGATTGTTCATTATCTGCACCACGCAAACTTATAGTTGAATTATTTTTTAAATAAACAGTTAAATCGGCATGATTGACTGTTGAAACCCATTTATGTTTGTAAAGCCTATCAATCAAATCATTCCAAACAATATTTTTTGCCATTCGATAAGACGGAGCAACATACCAAACTTTTTTTTTTGGGTATCTTGCAAATCTTGCCAGTTCATTGATAGCAAGAAATGTTTTACCAAATCTTCGTCCGCTGATTAAGACTCTAAACCTCGCCTTACTATCTATGACAGTCTGTTGAGGTTTAGTTAATCCCATTAATCATACGACCAAGGTAATGGCTCATTATTTTCAGATGTTTCAAGTTTATCTTTTTGACCTAACATTTGCTTACCTAACCATATTAACATTGTGGTATTGCCAGATTGTGCTTTTTCCCATTGCATTCTTCTAAGGCTAGTTTTTCCTTGGTCTCGCCCCTTTTTTAAGTACTCGGAAAAATTATCTGCCAATGTATCTGGGTGACACCCTACAATGGTTGATATTTCTTGGTTTGTGCAGAATATTGAAGCCAATTTCTCAATTAAATTAATATCTAGTTCTTTTTTTGGTCTGCCGACCGATTTCTTTTCTGTCATTTTTTTCACCTCTTATACCCAGAGTGTGGGTTGCTATATTTATGCTGAAAGATTTATTGATTGTCAAATTTTTTTAACACAATTCCGTATTCATTTACGCCTTTTGGTATGTCAATATCATCACGTAACAACAAATGATTTTCTCTTTTGAATTTATTATAATTAACGTAATGGTGCCAACGACCATATCGCCATGTTACTCTTGAAACATCTGGGTGTAATTTAAGTTGCATTTGAGATTTTGGCACTGTTCCTTCTTTTGCATAAAACTCTTCTGTATTACCACCTTTGACTGTTTGTGTTCGTGCTTTTTCTTGTAGAAATATATTAAATTGTATTGTACACCAACCTGCTTTTAACATCTGCAAAGACAAATCTGTATCTTCGTTATATCTACCACGCCAACGAAAAGGCACATCATTACGAATTAAATTACAACTATAAATTCTTGTATTGACTGTGAATGGTCCATATCTATCACCCCATTTATCAATAACAAAGAAAGTATAGTTCGGTCCTGCCATTGCTACATTCTTATAACGCAAACAGAAATCTTCCATGACACGCCACATAACACCGTCATAAATTTTTATTCTTTTATTTTTATGCCACCTACGAAAACATTTAATATTATCGTCCATTACCCAATGCCATTTATGACCTTCACTTATCGAATGGTCCCATATAAAATTTCGAGCAGCACCAGGGCCAACGCTTTTTGACAAACCTAAATCATCACATGTATTATAATTTTCTTGGTAGCTTTTATCTAAAACTAGAATGTTTTTTTTATCTATAACTTTTGCATAATCAGAATATTCTTGCTCTTCTACTACAACACGATAGGGAACATTCATTTGTTCCAGAGCTTTTACTGTTAGGCGACTTTCTGATCTTCCTTTGGTTGGTATATATAAGGGAAACTGTGGCTTATTCTTCTGTGACATACCCTTTGTCTTTAAGAACATTTTTGTCTATACGAGGAAACCATATATATTTTGTTTTCTCTGTGTAATCTTGTTTTATCATTTTAAAAAATGTTTCAACTGCTTCTTTGTTTACAAAATTTACTCTGATTGCCATATAAGGTGATAAATCATCATGTTCAAAGCTTGGCATACCTTCCCATTCTTTTTCTGTATCAAGCCACTCTTTATCACCTCGATCAAATGTAATAATACTTTCAAGTTCTGCTTCTTCAAACCCAAGATTACTTAAATCGTAATTAACATCTAACAATTCACCTAATTCTTTATGAAGTTTTGAAAAATCCCAATCAGAATATTGGTTTGTTTTATTATCTGCAATTCGATATGCTTTTGCTTTTTCTTGTGAGATGTCAGCAACAACAACAGGTGCTTTTTCATATTGCAGCATTTTTGCTGCCTCATATCTTGAATGACCTGCAATAATTACAAAATTTTTATCAACTACAATAGGTTGTTGCCAACCATATTCTTTAATAGAATTTGCAACTTTCTCTATATCTCTTTTTTGTCTAGGATTTTCTTCGTAAGGTTTTAATTCTTTTAAATTTAATTCTAAGACTTCCATTAATGATAAGTTACTTTTAATGTTTCTGTTTTTATCATACCTAATTCTGCAATAATAGTATCAATTAAATACTGTGCCTGTTCTTTATTTTCAAATCCCGCAAATCTAATATACGCAGAGTGACTTCCGTCTTTTTCTTGTAAAACAAAAAAGTGTTGCCTAAGGTCTTCTTCCATAAATAAAACATAGTTCAATTAGATTGTTTTGCAAGTTCATGCTCAAACTTTTCTATATCTTGCCTACTCCAAGTTTGTAATCTAATACCCTTTTTGTACATTTCACAATTTTGTTTAAATCTATATTTTTCATGTTCTTCTTTATCAAATCCGTTTTCTGTGGGTGTTTCATCTTCCCAACCTTCTGCTGATAACCAAGTGCTTGGGTGTTTTGCAAATTTTTTATCAGCAAGATTATTATAATATTTATTATATATCCCTGCTAGTTCACCTGCTTTTTCTTGCCATTCTTTATTAAGTTTTTCAAAATTTCTTCTTGCTTGACCTTTGCTTATCTTATAACAAACCAAATCCCAAAATTTCTGAAAATTTGTATTTATATTCTTTTTAGATATAGATATAGACTTAGATATAGAAGCATTGCGTTCGCTATGCGATTGATCTACGTTTTTATCCCAACGAAACTCTGCTGATTTCTTAGCACTTTCTGTAACACGAACTGCTCTTTCGTATTCTTCTTTTAATCTTTTTTGGTAATAACCAATATCATCTTCAACCCAATAAAGTTTTAAAATTTTATTTATTGCTTCAGAATTTTTATTGCGTGTTAAATTAACAATAAATTCTTGATCTTTAGGTAGGTAACCTTCTCTGCCCCAAGCAAAAAATATTAATCTAAAATAAATTCCAAGTTCTTCATCAGTTAAAAAACTTGTATCTGAATTGAATGCGTCAATCCATAAGTTCATCTT